TACATAGACACCCAGATAAGCAACACGATCACTGGTTCGGTCACCGCTTCTTCCAAGACGACCTTTACTGGAGACGGAAGCACTGTCTTTACCTTCGGTTCGGGCATCGACCTTGACGGGGACACGATGTACGAAGTAGCGATTGACGGAGTCCTGCAAGAGCCTACGGTCGCTTATACGATTGATTCGGACTCCAACACCATAACCTTTTCAAGCGCCCCACCAACGAGTTCAACCATTGTCGTTGTCCAACGCGGGTACGCCGTTCCTGTCAGCACGGGAACCGTAAGCGGGTCACAACTGGCAAACGATGCGGTAACGGCTGACAAGATCGATACAGACGCCGTTACGGCGGATGCAATAGTAGCTGGTGCCGTTGGTTCAAGCGAACTGGCTGCGACTGCCGTGAGCGCTGGGGCATACACAAACGCAGATATAACGGTGGATGCCGACGGGCGGTTAACGGCAGCGGCTAACGGAGACCCTGGATTGACTGCTAATTCGGTCACTTCCACTCAAATATCCGACACCGACACGCAGTTCCTCGTAGACGACACTTCCGTCCAGAAGAAGGTTGTCATAAACGAAGCGGGTGCGGACGTTGATTTTCGGGTCGAAGGAGATAATGACGCTAATTTGATCGTTACCGACGGCGCAAATGACGTGGTGGGGATCGGAGCTGCTGACACTTCTTACAAATTGAACGTGGACGGTAACGTAGGTGTAGGCGGTGATATAAATATCTCTAAAGACTCTACAAGTACTGAAGAAAGCATTAAAATTACTAACAACCACGGTTCTGCTCCTGGTGAATGTCGATTACAATTTTTAGCTCCTAATGCTAGTACAAGTGTAACTCAAGGAATATATGGTTATCAACCTAATCCAGGTCAGTTATCAATGACTATATCAGATGGTGCAGGTGGTTTTAAATCTATGGCATTTAATTCTTCGGGTAACTTAGCTGTGCCTGGAACCGCTACGGCTAACGGGGTTGTTTTAAGCTCCGACCAAACGCTTAAACAAGACATTGATACGCTTAACGACGCTGAAAAAGCAGTAGCCACGCGATTAAAAGGCTTGGTAAGAAAGTTCAGGTTCATCGAAGAAGTCGAAAAGGACGCCAACGCCAAGACCCACGTAGGTGTCAACGCTCAAGAAGTTCAACAAGCGTTTGCAGACGAAGGACTGAACAGCGACGACTACGCCGTTGTCGAAGAGGCAGGAGACAAACTAGGCGTTCGCTACAACGAGCTTTTCGCTTTCATCATATCCGCCCTTTAACCACCACTATATATGGCAATTACACAGACACACTCACGAATGGTATCAGACGTAAACGCTGGTTCCACCTACATCACGGGCACGCTTGGAACGGCAGCAAACAACGTAGTTCAACTCACTGCTGCTGCAAAGCTCCCAGCGGTTGACGGGTCGCTACTGACGAACGTCACGGACAACGGAAAGATACTTCAAGTCGTAAACGTGATGGACGGTACTTACGCTTCTGGCACGACCGTGATGGTAGACGACGACACGATCCCTCAAAACACCGAAGGTAACGAGTTCATGACGTTGGCTATAACGCCTACAGCCACTAACTCGAAGCTGAAGATTGAAGTAGTATGCGTGTTCAGTAACCATACCGACCACAAAAAAGGCATCGTAGCGTTGTTTCAAGACACCACTGCAAACGCCTTGGCAGCTGCTATGGATCACGATATGGGCGAAAACGGGAGTCTCAGTACGCTAAGTTTCAACCATTTCATGACAGCTGGCACGACAAGCGCCACTACGTTTAAAGTACGAGCAGGAAGCACGGAAGCTGGAACGGTAGGTTTCAACGGTTATTCTTCCCGTTCATTTGGGGGAGTCATGTCCTCGTCAATAACCATAACCGAAATAGCAGCTTAAACAAGATGACCGAAGAACTCTCCCACTTTCTCGACACTGCTCTTGCGGTCGTACTTGGCGTATTCGGATGGATCGGTAAGAAATTCTCCGACCGCTTGGACGCTGATGAACAACGCCTTACAAGGATAGAAGTCGAACTGGCTACTCAACGAGAACGCGATACAGCCGTGGAAAACCGCATGAGCGGGTTGGAAACCTCCGTCAAGGAGATCAACAGCAAGCTGGATCGCATGATGGAAATCCTTATGCGAAAGTAACAATTTATGAAAAAACGCGAACAACTCGAACACCTGCAAGTACTCCTGTGCGACACCTATACCGACTCGATTAACGAGATGAAGGAGACTGGAGACTACAACGCCGCGCTTCTCAACGGAGCCAGACAACTACTCAAGGACAACGACGTAGTCAGCCTTAGCGAACAAGGGTCACCCCTTGGCAACCTCGCTCAAGTCCTCCCGTTTGACGACGGGGACGACGACAAGGAAGCGATGCGCCAGTCCAAGTGACAAGTAAAGTACCTCCCGAACTACGGGACTTCCGTAACTTCCTGTTCGTGGTGTGGAAACACTTGGGGTTACCAGACCCTACCGATCTCCAATACGACATTGCCGAGTACGTCCAGAGCGGTCCCAAGCGTTCCGTAATCATGGCTTTTCGAGGCGTAGGCAAGTCGTGGATTTGTAGCGCATACGTCGTACACCAGCTACTGCTCGACCCCACGAAGAACATACTCGTGGTATCCGCATCCAAAAGCCGTTCCGACGACTTCTCGACCTTCACCTTGAAAATCATACACGACATTCCCGTTCTTCAAGGACTCAAGCCACGTGACGGTCAACGGTTCAGCAAGGTCAGTTTCGACGTTGGACTGGCTCCTGCGTCACACGCTCCGTCGGTCAAGTCACTAGGCATAACGTCCCAGCTGACTGGATCACGAGCTGACATAATCGTTGCCGACGACATCGAGGTACCCAACAACTCGGCTACCCAAGGCATGCGTGACAAGCTCGACGAACAAGTCAAGGAGTTCGAAGCCATCGTAAAGCCGTTGGACAGCTCACGCATTATCTTTCTGGGAACACCCCAATGCGAGGACTCCATATACAATAAGCTTCGAGAGAGGGGCTATAACGCCCGTATATGGACCAGTGAATACATAACCCCCGATACCAACCAAAACGTCTATGACGGGGCTGTATCGCCCTTTATCGCGGAATCGACGAACGAGACGGGGAGAACAACGGAGCCTTTGCGCTTTACCGACGTTGACCTCGAAGAACGAAAGCTCTCGTACGGAAGAAGCGGGTACGCCCTGCAATTCATGCTTAACCCAAGACTTAGCGACGGGGACAGGTACCCACTAAAGATCAACGATTTGATCGTTCACGACCTCGATAACGAACTGGCTAACGAAAAGTACGTGTGGGCAAGCGGGTCAGATCAAGTGATAAGCGACGTTCCGAACGTGGGCTTTAACGGAGATAGGTACTTCCGTCCGTTCGAGACGCTTGGAGACATGGTCAAGTACACGGGCTCGGTAATGAGCATTGACCCGTCGGGACGAGGAAGGGACGAGACTGCGTACGCCGTGGTCAAGATGCTTAACGGTCAACTGTTCGTGCACGCCTGTAACGGAATAAACGGAGGGTACGGAGAGAACGTGCTGAAGGAACTGACAAACGTAGCGAAACGCTACAACGTCAATGAGATCATCGTTGAGTCGAATATGGGAGACGGGATGTTCACCGAACTGTTCAAGCCAGTAATCAACGCAACCTATCCAGTAACGATCAACGAAGTAAGGCATAACGTACAAAAGGAAAGACGGATAATTGACACGCTGGAACCAGTAATGAACGCTCATAAGCTCATTATGGATACCGAGGTCATCCGCAAGGACTATCAGTCCGCATTGGCTCATCCCATCGAGAAACAAACGAGATACATGCTGTTGTACCAATTAACCAGAATAACGAAGGATCGAGGAGCTTTGCTACAGGACGACAGATTGGACGCCTTGGCAATAGCTGTTGCTTATTGGGTGGAACAGATGGCTCAGGACGTAACGACCAAGATGAACGATCGCAGGAGCGAACTCATGAAGGAAGAACTGGAACGCTTTACCAACAGCTTTAACAAACAACACGACAAACAGTTAGCTACCACGTGGATGTAATAACAATAAAAAAGGTCCTATATATGGAGGGGGCGTTTATTACTATCGTTATAACGTCGTTTGAAACGTCGCTTGTGAAGACTAATCGATTCAAGGGTCGGTATAATGACTAACTAACGTTCGTACTTAACTAAGGGGTCGTGGTCGTGCCTTTTAGACCCCTTTTATCATCACCCGCACGTTGACCGTTATAACGTCGATAAGAACAAGCAAGTGCACACTAACCACGACTTAATGCGTTATAGGTGTCGCCTTGACTGTCTTTCGATTTAAATGAGCAGCAGTATAGGTATGATGTTCTTAATCAGTACGTCCATGTAATGGACTAAGTTTAAACGCGTCATAACGTATGCTACGGGATTATAACTATTTCCAGCCGAAGGAGACCTGTCAACCCTTAAATTTACGACTACAACTTAACTATATGAATATTAACGAACAAACAGATGCGTTTCTTTTCGAGATGCAAGCCGTGGTTTCCAAGTTCAAGCAAGAATTCGACCTCAATCACGCCACCATAATCGGATGTATGGAGATGGTTAAGATCGATTATCTAACCGAACCTACGATCGAGTTCCAACCCGAAGATGACGAAGAAAACGACACCGATCCCTTTTGATCCGACGTTACCCGTTATCAAACTCGTCAAGACGTCGGAAGAGACGTTCGTAAGGATGGAGCTGGAAATGGACGATGATACCCACGCAATGCTCGTAAGCTGGGGTAAGCAAGAAGCGAGCGACGAGGACTACGTTAACATCGCGATTAGGTGCGGGTTGGATGAATACTTGAACGAAGGTAAGGACGACAAGCAAGAGACGCCGTAATAGGCGCGTAATAGGCGCGTAATAGGCGCGTTGTGACGCGTACCAGATGGTTTAGGTAAAAAAGTGTGAAGGGGTATACGCTATATACGCGCGCAAAAAATACCCCCGCGCGCCCGTGCGTTTTGTGACACGCGTCATCTATCGCGCGCATACGTAGGGCACTGCTTTGTCACGGGCTGTTGGCTAAGTCGTTGATAATTAACAAGTTGCAAGGGATAAAACATGCACTTGAATACCTAAGAGAGTTGAATAACTCGTTGATAAACAACGCTTTAGAAGCCTTTTGCTCGTCTCTGTGTTGATGATCGTTTTTTGCGTATCTTAACCGCGCACGCGCGTCACGACGCTGTATAAAATTTATACAACTCAACCAATCTCATATTTAAACTAAATTGCTTTTAGTACATTTACAGCGTCCAAAGTGTACAAGAATTGACCACTTTCGGGGGTTTTGAAAAGTTGGCACGCGATTTGCAATAAGGGGAGGCAGTTCTTTGATACGACGCATAAGACCAAACGAGCAGAATCCG